TACGGCATTCCAGGCTGCAAGTGCTGAAATGTATGCCCAGAGCGGTGCTCAGGGTGGTGCACAAGCTGGTCCTGATATGAATGCAGGGCAACAAGGCGGTGCTCAGGATAATACAAAGCATGGCGATAATGTGCAGGATGCTGACTTTGAGGAGGTGAAGTAAGTATCGGTAAACAACGATAACCAACGATAGAAAAGTGGGGTGTAGCTCAATGAGTTACTCCCTATTTTGTTTTTAGCACTTTCTAATAGATTTGCTTGTTTCTCGGATTTTTATCGTATATTTGTACCATATTTGTGCCAGCACTTAAAAGTAGATAAAGTGACACTTAATATATTGTCGGTATTGATAGTGAATAATTTATGTTTCAAAGACAGATATGCCAGCAGCAAAGTTCGAGATAGTACGCAAATGCAAGGTCTGCGGAGAATTGTTCAAGGCGAAGACCATTGAATCTTGGTATTGTTCTCCAAGATGCTCCAAAATTGCTTGGAAAAGAAACAAGGACGAGGAACTGAGGATGCAGAAATTGGATGAGGTTGTGAAGAAGATACCGAAATCCAAAGACTATATCACTGTTCCCGAAGCCTATGCTTTGTTCGGGATTAGCAAAGAAACCCTATATCGCTTGATTCGTAAAGGTGTCATTTCAAGTGTAAACGTAGGCGAACGACAAATAAGGCTCAGCAAAGAAGAACTGCTGAAACTTTATCCGCTACGGAAGAAAGCTCTCGCTAAGCCAAAACCCATAGCTAAACTGTATAGCTTGGAGCCTAAGGACTGTTATACCATTGGCGAAATATCCAAGAAATTCCATTTAGAGGACAGTACAGTCTACCTGCATATTCGCAAATACTCTATCCCCACGCGTCAGATAGGTAATTTCGTTTATGTCCCTAAGAAGGAAATTGATAACCTATATAAAGGAATGAAGCAATGAAGAAAGCGTTGGCCAATACACGAGTCTCGGTAAAACTCCGCAAGTCGGAATACCGCGAGGAATGGTATCTATATGTGGAAGCCTATCCGGTTTTTCAAGCAGACAAACCCACTCCCCAGAGAGTGCGTGAATATCTGAACCGTACCATCACCACTCCTATTTGGGATAAGTCACGGAACGCCCGAACCGACAAAGACGGCAAGACCACTTATAAGCCTAAACGTGATTTGAACGGTATCATCCAATGCAAATCACAGTTAGACCAGGAATCGTGTATCTATGCTGACAAGGTAAGAAGCTTGCGCCAAAAGGAATATGACAATGCCTCGTTATATTCAGAAACTGATGCTGAACAGGCTGAGCAGCTGGAGCGTTCACGTTGCAACTTCATTGAATACTTCGACTATGTGCAGCGGTTACGCCACGCCCATAGCTCTGATTCCATTATCATCAACTGGAAGCGTGTGCATGAACTGTTGAAAATCTTTGCGAAAGGCGATACCATCATTTTCTCACAGATTGATTTGAAGCTGATAGAATCCTTCCGTATGTTCCTGTTGAACGCCCCACAAGGAGGTGGCAAGAAAGGTGTCATCTCGCAAAATACAGCATCCACCTATTTCTCCATATTCAAGGCCGCATTGAAGCAGGCTTTCATTGACGGTTATCTGACGGTTGATATTGGAGCAAAGGTCAAAGGTATTCAAGGTCAAGAAAGCCGTAGGGAATACTTGACCATAGATGAACTGAACCGTTTGGCTCAAACTCCATGCGACCCATTGTTGAAGCGTGCCGCCCTCTTTTCCGCACTGACCGGGCTTCGCCATTGCGACATTCAAAAGTTGAAGTGGTCAGAAATAGAGGTGTTCAACGGCAGTTACCGATTGAACTTCACCCAGCAAAAGACCAAAGGCGTTGAGTATATGCCCATATCCGAACAGGCATTTCAATTATGTGGTGAAAGGAAGGACGATGAACAATTAGTTTTTGCCGGACTGCCCGACCCGTCATGGATTAACCGTCCAATAAAGAAATGGGTTGCGGAAGCCGGAATTACGAAGCACATCACCTACCATTGTTTTAGGCACTCGTATGCAACCCTGCAACTCGCCGGAGGAACAGACATTTACACGGTCAGCAAAATGCTTGGCCATACAAATGTCCGAACTACGCAGGTGTATGCAAAGGTGGTTGATGCGAAAAAAGAAGAGGCTACCAAGACGATTAAGCTTGATTTACCGTATTGTTGACTATAATTTTATATTCTAAATCAAATTATTAGGTAAATACGTAAATAGTTTTATGTTACAATAAAATATATTGTTGTTTTTCGAAATAATTTACTATATTTGTTGTAATCTGAAGTATCTTATTTGATTATCAACGCTTTGTAGAAAACTCGCATGAGAACGGGCAACGGATAAGAAAATTCCAAGCTGTTTAGAATCACTATATTCCTCATGCTTTCAAATAACTCTTTTTTCTTGATGCAAAGGTAGCATTTTTTCGTGATTGCCGGTAATTTTCGGGCATAAAATATCACGGTCATTTCAAGAAACATATACAGCGGACATGACAGCCATACCGTAGCCGAATCCCCGTAACTCACAGGCAAAGGTAACCCGTGTCCTGCTCGTACAAGCAAGGTCAAGCCCTCCGGGTGTCGTGGAAAAATCATCCTCGCCCGGAGGGCTTGCGGTATTTTTCCCGCCAACCTTGCATGTACGGGACACGACCTTTTATGGCCTGTAGTTACGGGAACTCCGGCCCCGAAAAGCCGGATCACTAAAAATAAATTGTTATGTCACAGCAGGTAACAAAAGAAAAGTACAGTATCGAAACACTCAGAGAGCGGAATGTTTCATACGACCACCAGCATTGGCTGACACAGGAAGATGTGGATATGGCCAACAGTTATGTGGAACTCATTGAGCGGACACGCTCTAAGATTACACCGCAAATCGGAGACAGGCTGGTATATGTAACCGAACACGGGGATTATTACGGAAACGCCCTTATTGACAGCAGGAGTGCAAAAGAAGGATATCTTTCCGTATGCGAACAGCCGTATGTGCCTTTCGTGTGGGAAGAGGACGGCAATATCCGTCTGAGTGTCAGCGGAGGCGCATTCCATTCCGTGAATCCGGAGGAACTGAAATTCCTGAAATGGACGGAAGGGGTGTTCAAGGACTGGGGGCATTGCGGTGCTTGCGCCAACGGTTCGGTGTCATTTCTGGCTAAGGTACCGTTATGGTTTTATGCCGAACCCAATCCCAGGTATGGAGATTTCACGACCGAGACCTACCGGAAGTTCTACCTACACAAAAGGGAGGAATCGGAAAACGGCAATCTCTATCAAGGCTTTGACATCGCTTTTCGGGACGAAGCCGAGTTCCGGCAGTTCCTGAAGGACTACGAAGGAACGGTGTTCAAGGGAAATTGGGATAATCAAATCGTGTTATGGTGTTTCCGTCGGGAATATGTGTTCTTACCTTCCGCCGAATGGGAAAAGATAAAAATCCCTGCCGTAGAGCGAAAGCTCAACTTCCATCCCGAGCAGGTCAAGATAGTCAAGGACATGGAAAAGCACATCACTTATTTCTACCGGATTAAACCGGATAATTTTTAACATTTAACCCTAACAGATATGCAAACGACAACAGCACCCAAGGCCGGCAACGCTCCCGACCTGCTTCAAGGCATTCTGAGCGTACAAGTGAGAAACGAGGACAAGATTACGGAACAGGACCGTGTCTATTGCCAGACGCAGCAAAACCTGCTTTACAAGACACTCGACCAGATTGACCGCTGGTACGCCGTCTTCAAGGAAGAAGCCGAACAATACCAAGCCGAACGTAAGTTCCATTACGAAGAAAACGGCAAGGTTTCCATGCGTGATTTCTACACTTACCATAACGACAGGGAAGACTATTCACACAACGAGTTCAAACCGTTTGACCTGATTAACGATCTGGTAGATAAGAACCGAAACGCCAACGCGAATTTTGCGAACCGCATCATTTCTTATTTCAACAGGACTTACAAAGTGTCGGTTCCTGAGTATAAAATAGACGAAAAGACCCTTCCGATGGGCTTCCGTCCTGTTTATGACACATATGTAGATGTAGTCATCGAACACTTGGGCGGCAAGAGTTTCCGGGAAACGGCCGTGGAAGAACTGCTCGCACGCCTGAGCAAAGTTGTCAGACCGGCATACTGGAGCAAAGTCAAGACGGAGTTGAAGAAGGACAAGATAATCTTTCCCGAAATCATCCGTTTCGACGATTTTTCCATGCAATACAACCAAAGGAACAGAATCTCCTACAACTACGGCGGAGAACTGGAAACCCTGTGTGCCGGCATTGCCTACGGTGCGGATGACATACTGAATGGAAATTCAAAGATGATTATCCGTTTTGATGACAACGACATTTCTGTCACAGACTGGTACGACCTTACGACCACCAATGCCGAGCAAATCCGATTCTACAAGAACGGACGTATCGATGTCCGGTTCAAGGACAGTGCGGCAGCCGAAAGTTGTTTCAAGCGTCTGCATCTGGATGAAATCACCCTAAGAGAAAACTGACCATGATAAGATTTACACAGCACCCCGTAAGGCAATCCTTGCGGGGTGTTTTCATTTTTAACGATAAACAGATAAAGTCATGTATACCATCATCCCCCAACAGATACCGCAAGGTATGCGTGCCGAAGTCAACGAGAAGATACTTTTCGCCATAGACTCCGGCAAGAACCTCATTCCGGCGGAGAGCATCTACAACTGCTATACCGGTATCGGAGGGCTGCACAACCTCAAACAGTCCGACTTTGCCAGCTACCACGAGTATGCCGAAGCGAAGAAGGAGTTCGAGATGGGACAGTTCTTCACCCCGCATGAAATATGCCGGGACATGGTGGATATGCTGTGTCCTGTCTCATCCGAAATGGTTCTTGACATGTGTTGCGGTATGGGCAATTTCTTCAACCATCTGCCCAACCCGCATAATGCCTACGGCTTCGACATAGACGGCAAGGCCGTGTCTGTCGCACGATACCTCTACCCGGAAGCCCATATCGAGAAATGCGACATCCGGCAATACTATCCGGAACAACGTTTCGATGTTATCATCGGCAATCCTCCTTTTAACTTGAAGTTCGACTACAAACTGTCGCAGGAATACTATATGGACAAGGCTTACGATGTGCTCAATCCGGCAGGAATCCTGATGGTCATCGTGCCCTGTTCCTTCATGCAGAGCGGGTTCTGGGAGAAGACACGGATAGCCGGTATAAACGGCAGATTCTCATTTGTCGGTCAGACGAAGTTGGGCCCGTCAGCCTTTGCCGCAGTCGGAGTCCATGACTTCAATACGAAAATCATGGTATTTCTCCGTAAATCGGGCCACATCAAGATGCAGGCTTACAACGCGGAAGAATTCATAACGGCGGACGAGCTGAAAAAGCGCATCGGCGAGGCAAGGGCGATGAAACACCGGTTGCGTTTCGACCTGATGCGCGAAACCAACCGGATCAACAAGGAAGAACTTGAGCTGTTCGAGTACAAACTTGCCAAGTACATGTACGAGCTGAAGGCGCACGCCAAGTTGAACAAACATATAGACAAGGCGGAAGCGTTGGTCACGAAGTTCCGTAACCAGAAACCGCCTGAGAACGCCACGCGGGAGCAGGTGGAGCAATGGGAGAAGAACAAACTGACCCCGAAGAAAGTGCTTGCCGTCATCCGCAGGTACATCACCTCGCAAAATACCGTACCTCGCAAGGAAGTGGCATTGGTGAAGACCTCATACGGCTTCAAACTGAAACAATATGCTCCGCGACTCCTTGACAAAGTTCCGCACAAGGCGGCAAGTATCAACGACCTCGTGCTGGAACGTACTGAACTGCCCATGCCGGAAGTGCCGACAGAAAAGAACATGCACCAAATCCGTGCGGCGGAGAAACTGATCCGACGCAAGCGGAGAGAGTACGAAATGCAGAACCGGCAGTTCCCGGAAATGGAGGAAGATGGCAGGCTGAAAGAATACCTGGACCGGTGTGCATTCATCAACAAGGACGGCGAGACCTGCGAGTTTACCACGCTCCAGAAACACGACCTGAACCTCGTCTTGCAGAAACGCCACGCGCTGCTGAACTGGCAGCAAGGCTCTGGCAAGACAGCCGCCGTGTACCATCGTGCCAAATACCTGCTCAAATTCCGCAAAGTACGGAATGTCATCATACTGGCTCCTGCCATCGCCACCAATATGACATGGATACCCTTCCTCTCGATAAACAGGGAACAGTTCCGGGTGGCAAGGAACAATGCCGACCTGGAAGCTGTGCCGGAAGGCGTGTTCATCGTCCTATCCACCTCCATGCTCGGCAAGCTGAAACGGGGCATGGCAAGGTTTGTCAAACGCAGTTCAAGAAAACTGTGCCTTGTTTTCGACGAGTCGGACGAGATAACCAACCCGTCGTCACAACGTACAAGGCATATCCTCGGTCTCTTCCGCCGCCTCAAATACAAGATACTCGACACCGGTACGACCACACGCAACAACATCGCCGAACTGTACAGCCAGTTTGAGCTGTTATATAACAATTCCATAAACATGGTCTGTTGGAGCAGTCGTGTGTACCACGAGAACAGGGACAAGGAGATAGAGGAAGATAACAATCCGCACTATGGTGAGCCGTTCCCCGCTTTCAGGGGGCATGTGCTTTTCCGTGCCTGCCACTGTCCGGGGAAATCCACCGTGTTCGGCATTGAGAAGCAGAACCAGGATGTCTATAACAAGGAGGAGCTGGCCGGCCTTATCGGGAAGACCGTCATTACACGCAAGTTCAGGGACTTTGCAGGAGAGAAATACAAGATACGGACACATACCGTCAGCCCGTCCGACGGCGAGCGTGAGGTTTACCGTGTCATCATCGAGGAGTTCTGCCGCATCTGCGAACTGTATTACAACAGCACGGGGGATGCAAAGAAGGATGCCGGACTCCGGCTTATGCGCCAGATCAAGCTGCTCATCAAGGCCTGCTCCGTCCCACACCTGATAGAGGGCTATTCCGGAGACGGGATTCCGAACAAGACAAGGTACATCGAAAGGCTGGTACGGAAGATACCCGGCAAGGTGGCTGTCGGCTGCACGTCCATAGCCGCATTCGACCTTTACGAGAGCCGTCTTCGCGAATGTTTTCCTGACCGTCCCGTATTTGTGGTCAAGGGCGACGTGGCGTTCAAGAAACGGCAAAGCATCGTGACGGAGTTCGATTCCACCATCAACGGCATACTGGTATGCACGCAGCAGAGCCTGAGCAGTTCGGTGAACATACCCACCTGCAACGACGTGATACTTGAATCCCTGCAATGGAACATCCCGAAGATGGAGCAGTTCTACTTCCGTTTCATCCGTCTCGACTCCAAAGAGCTGAAGGACGTGCATTATGTCACCTACAAGGACTCCGTGGAGCAGAACCTGATGGCGCTGGTGCTTACCAAAGAGCGGCTGAACGAGTTCATCAAGACGGGCGAAGTAAAGGAACAGTCGGAAATCTTCGAGGAGTTCGACGTCACCATGTCCGTCATCGAGAGCCTGCTGGTCAGGGAACGGGACAGCGAAGGCAAGATACACATCAGCTGGGGAAGCCAGCGCATCATGAACTGAAAAATGGAAAAACAAATGAGAAACCGCAGATTCCATTCCACAGGCAAAGGTAGCCCGCCCCCTTACCGGCAGGGCAAGGTCATGCCGCAAGCGGTTTTCGGGAAAATCATCCTCGCCGGAGGCTCCGGTATTTTCCTGAAAAAACCTGCACTGCCGGGGTGCGGACCTTTTGGAGCCTGTGGAATGAAATCCCCGGTTCCGAATCATAAACTATAATGAAGAATATCATGGACTTGAATCAGGCAGAAGTGGCAGTGACCACGCAGCATCTCATAGACATGGGGCAGGAAAAAGACAACCTGCTGCAAATGTCCGACTTCGGCGACATGGGGGAATTCCTGTGCACCTGCTCCGAACTGTTTCCCGAAGAGGAAACTCCGGAATACAGGTACACGAGATGGGAGGAAATCCCGGACCTGCTCATCAACCGGGAATGGCTGTGTTCCAACTTCTTCGAGATAAGGGAGGCGATGGAACAGCTGGAGGAACCCGACAAGGATTGCTTCTTCGACTGGTGTGACCGTTACGGGCATGACATCAGTACGGAAGACCCGCACCTGCTGGTGGCGCACTATATCGAACTTTATGGAAATGCGGCCTATATCGACGATGAGCCTTGCCCGGACAGCGGGGATGACAGCCTGCTGTACTATCCGGGCATATCAAGCAACTATTTCGACACGGGTATTCCCCGCTTCGAGGTATTCGATGACAATTACGATTAAAGCGTATAAACATATACAAGATGGAAATCAACTTCAAAGGACCGGTAATGCCGGTTGACCCCTATTCGCAAATGGCGTTTGTGGAGATACTGAACATTCTCCTGACGGCAGGGCACATCGTGGATGTGAACAGGTTCCTGATAAACAGGAATGCCAATCCGCTATTCGGCTCGTTGTCAGGATATTTCAGATGGTCATTCTCCGACAACCACTTTACCCTGTGGCAACGGGTGGAATACAACTCGCCGCTCTGCTTCAGCCGGCGCATATTCAGCATCCATTTCGGGATGCTGGCAAGCCGTGACAGGAAAAGAGACAATACGGTAATGAACTAAAAACATATCAATATGAGTCACCAGGTAATTACAAGAATGGCATACAATGCCAAAACCAAGCAGATAGAAACTTGGCAGCATTCCAACAACGTGTGGCCGACAACAGACCATTTTTATGCATTGGATGTGAAAACAGACGAACAGATGTTTGAATTCATAACATTGATAGCAAACGGATTGTGGCAAGGGCGCAAATGGCGTAAAGCATTCAAGACACTTTTTGAAGAATATCCGGAATTGGTCAGGTCCTCATACGAGCACGAGCTTAGAGGCCAACCTTGGAAGGCATACTGTGCCATTTGCAAAAAATATGAGGAACTTGCCCAAAGCAAATGCAATGAAATAGTTGCGCGATTCAGGCAACTTACCGGGATTGTCTGACC